TGATTGTTCATCGGGCATAGAACCTGTGTTCTCTCTGGCTTACAAAAAGAACGTGATGCGGGATTGGAAAACTAATGAACCAACTTCGCTTGTGTATGGAAACCCTATTTTGCGAACGTATCTTTCCACTATTGGTCGTGATAATGAATTAACTAGGATTTCTGATAACGCCGGTCAGTTGCCGAGCGGATTGCCCGAAGATGTGTATCGGGTGTTTAAAACAGCGTTTACAGTATCTCCACTTGATCATGTCAAGATGCAGGCTGTGTGGCAGGATTCGACTGAGAATGCTGTGTCAAAAACAATTAATATGCCGTCAACTGCTACAATTAGTGATGTGGACGAGGTTTATCGCACGGCCTATGATTTAGGGTGCGTTGGAGTTACGGTTTACAGAGATGGCAGCAGATCAGGTCAAGTCCTCACCTCATAATAAAGTTACCGAGGAATGGCAAAAGGTATGCCGTGAGGTTACCTACTTTTGTCAGAAGTATGCGTATTATCGTGAAACCCGAGGTAAGAACAAGGGAATCCGTAAGTTTGAGGCATGGGACTGGCAGTTAGCATTACTGTGGCGATGGCAATTCGGATTTGACAATAAGAATTGGCATGTAGTTTTAAAGTCCCGGCAGCTTGGGGTAACCTGGATGGCTGTCATTTTCTTGACATGGATGGCTATTACTCAGGCCGGTACAAATGCGTTAATCTTGTCCTATCGTGAAGACGCGGCGAAGATGGTCATTCGGCGTATTCGTGATGTGTTACACCATTTGCCAAAGTGGATAATTCAAGATATTAGGTGGAACAGTTCAACTCAATTTATTGAGTTCTTTAAAGGGGTTTCAGATGTGCCATTTTCGCGAATCGAGTCTTTACCGGCAACACAAGAAGCAGGTAGAGGAGAAGCAGCGAGTGTCGTCTTCTTGGACGAGTGGGCCTTCCATCCCTATGCAGAGGATAACTACAGCGCAATTACTGACTCTCTTGGTGAAGAGGGTCAAATTATCGGTATATCAACGGCTCATGGTGCGTCAGGGGTTTTCTACAATACGTTTAATGGCGCAGAAGCTAAAGAAAATGAGTTTTCTAATTGGTTCGTTGGCTGGCATAAGCATCCGGCGCGTGACGACGCCTGGTATGCCCGAACAATCTCAGGCAAGAAAAGATCTCTTGGTGATGATCTCGGTGAGCGAGAGATGGCTCAAGAACATCCGAAAAATTGGTTGGAGGCGTTTACTGCGTCGGGAAGTTCGGTATTCGATACGAAAGCACTTATGGCGATGGATACGTATCCTCCGGAAAGAACTGAAGAAGGCGTACGAGAATGGCGTGACCCGGTTATAGGTGGAGAATACGTAATCGGTGTCGATTGTTCGGAAGGGCTTGCGGATGGTGACTTCGGGGCTGCTGTTGTATTAGATTGGCGAACAGGGTTTCATGTTGCAACATTGCATGGACGATGGGAACCTCGTGACTTTGCACGGAAGGTTGTCAATTTGGCAGTGCGTTGGAATAACGGATTTGTGGGGGTAGAACGAAATGGTCCTGGTCTAGCTGTTATGGAAGCTATGGCTCAATTACATTATCCCAATGTGTATAACGAGGTTCGGGTGTCATCTGGAGGACGACCACAAGTTACAGAAGGTTGGGTTACAACAAAATCAACAAAACCTGTCATGGTTGCAGAAATGCAAGAAGCGATTGCTGCTGGGGAATTACGAACAGCCGATGAGGTCGCGATTGGGGAATTTCTCACGTACGTGCGTGAGGAACCAAGAATCCAAGAAGTTAAAACTCATGGACGTTCCCAGAAAGTAGGAGCGCAACGTGGGAAATATGATGATATAGTGATTGCATATATGATCGCATGGCAAATGCGAAAATATTACGAGCGAGGTGGTGATCGATTGCCTGAGCCTTATATTGCTGGGACAAGGGGACTAACTCAAAAAGAATTAGATTACGTTGATGGGACGAGAAGTGGAAGTAAACGGGTACGTCTTGTGGCAAAGGCTGGGGCTATTTTACCGTCAACACGCTATGTTTGAGAAACATTTAATCGTAGGAGTTGAGTCTGGTACATATGAGAGGTATAATGCTATGACCGGAGAACTCCTTGCGCCTGAAAGTAACCGATTGATCAGTAGATATTGGAGGAGTTAACTCATGAGACAAAAGATACTGGATAATTTAACTAAACATTTGAATGGTGTTGAGGTCGCCGTCGATCCTATGCTGTTACGTGATGAAGCTAAAGCTCATGGGCCTAAGCTTCGTACTCGTGATGGAACACTTATTGAACTCGGTGCATTTCCGGTATTTGAAAACCCCCACGGGGTATTAGTATGGTTTTCTGTCCCTTTTGATACAGCAGTATCAATTACCCCAACTGAAGAGGATAAAAAGATAATTGCCAGAACCGCTTAACTATGACTCAGATCAAGTACTAGAAAGTGTAAAAAAGGCTGTTGATCATTACAAAGATCGAACAACCCAGATGGAAAAGTACCTTGATCTTTATGAGGTAAAGAAACGTACTGCCGAACCTGGCGGTGTAGCTGTTTCAGACAACTCTCCGCATACAGCGGTGAGACTTGCTGCGGCTATTCTTACACGAAAGAAACCCGTGTGGACGAAGGAGCCTATAAGTGAGCATAAAGATGAAAAGACCCGTGCAGCACGACTTGAACAGGTTATGCATGGGGTTCGGGAGGCTCACAATCTTCGAGCGTTCAAGCGGGGTGATCTCCCCCCGGACTATGAGAATATTTTTAACATGCTCAGCACGGGTTGGTACGCCACTCGTGTGGTCGTCAAGAAGGAACCAGACCAGTCACCATTTCGGTTCACGCGGAATTATCACCCCATCAATATCTATCAGGGACCACAAGAGGAAGAGGGGTATCAATGGGTTGCAGCCAAAACGTATGTTGAATCGGGTCTTGTTTTAGCTAACAAGAATTGGTCAGCCGCTCATGGATCTGTTGATGAAGGTGATCCGTATAAGCCCCTAGAAAAAATTGACTGGTATGACGGGGTACATAATGTCATATTGATTGAAGATGTCGAGGTCCAGCGTTGGGAACACGGGCAGGGTGAGGTTCCTTGGATGACTGGACCTGTGGGGGGACATAACTTTAGAGGATCTCCAGAACTTGGGAATCGAGCGTTTACTGACAAGATGGGTATGGCTCTTACATACGCAACCCAAGATCTGTATAGCTATTACAACGAGCTTCTGGAAACACTCGGGTTGATTGTCAAGAAATATGCAAAGCCGACGGTTGTTGTCAAGACTCGGGATGGAACTCTTAGAAATATCGAGTTAGGCTCTGGCGCCGTGAACTCTGCGTTGTTGTCAGATGTAATTGAGGTTATCCCTCTACCGGGGGCACCTCCTGACATTGTTGTATTACTTCAGGCTGTCTCGCAGGCTATTCAACGAGCGACATTTAGTGAAACTGTTTATGGCGGTATGCCGGAAGCTGGAATATCTGGGTTAGCCCTTACGATAACTGGACATCATGCTGGTTTAGTGTTAGAGCCGTATCTTGAGATATTACGGTTGTACGATAAAGAGTATGGTCGGCGTGTGTTGCATGGAATTGAGCGTGAGCAGTTGCTTTCGCAAAGTTTTCAGGGTATTGATAATACGGGCACCGATTTTAGGTTGAATGATTTTTCATATCAGGAAATTCAAGGGGACTACGATGTTTCAAGTACTCGTGTTCTTGATCTTCCTGAAGACATGTTAATGAAAAGTCAAATTGCTTCGCAGTTATCACAGGGTGATTCGCCACTTGTATCTGCACAATATGCCCGTGACAAAATCCTTCTTGTGGAGGATCCACAAAAAGAAAGAAATCGAGTTATTGGTGAACTACCCTTCAGATTACCTAATGTTTCCCTTGCTATGGCGTTACAAATTCTTACTGAACAAGGTGAAGATACGGCTGCAAATATTCTTGCACAGTCATTAGGTATTCAATTAGGTGGTCCCGCACAAGTTAATACGGCACCTCAACCTGGCACTCCACCTGGACCTGGGGCTGGACCTGGGGCTGGACAAAACGTTCCACCTGGGTTAACATTAGGACAACAAGTAAGTCCGGCTCAAGCCGCCATGCAGGGTGGGCAGCAGGGGCAAGGCGATTTTCAAATGACAGGGTTTAGGTAATGCCTAATCGGTCCATAGATCCTCCTTGGGGCATTTTTCCGGGTTCTGCTAGGGATATTGATCCTGGGTTCTCCATAGATCCTCCTCCGGGTTCTGCTAGGGATATTGATCCTGGGTTCTACATGGATCCAGGTCATGGGCGCGGGATGCCCCCACCTGGATTAAATCCAAAGGTAGAGCGTGGTCTTGGTAATATTCCTGGTGGCAATTCGTCTTTTATTCTATATGCAAAGAAACAACTTGATGAGGCTCTTGCGTTGTACGAGCAGGTGTTTCACTCTGCACCTGGTCAGGTACCTCCAATGGATACTTCCAATGGGGCGGGTGTTAAATAATGGCTGATAGAAGATCCCTACGGACAATAGTTGAGGATGATTTAGGTAATATCCAAAAACAGCGAGGGGGTGATTTTGGTAATCCAGAACAAGTTCAGTATTATATTGATGCTCTTACTGAATTAGCTGATCTTTATCTAGAGATCCATAAGGACTCAGCATATGCTGACGATGTTAATGGAACTGACGTAGAACGTCAGGAGATGAGGGAAGAGCTACTTTCAAGGCTTTGGAAAGGGTATTTTACGACAGGTGACGATGGCTATATTACGATTAGCCCTGAAAAAGTTCAAAATGCTATTAACCGTATTAAACGGTTTAAAATTCAATCGGCCTCAGGAGAGGGTTGGGATCAAATAGATAACAAGGAATGGGAAGGCCCAGGAACATGGGATATTGCTAATCTCTTAACCGATACCGCCGTTCTAGAGACTCACCCTTTGGCCAATCGATTCGGCACTAGCACTAGCACTAGCACTGACTCTGACCCTGACCCTGACCCTGACCCTGACCCTGACCCTGACCCTGGCTCTGACCCTGGCTCTGGCATCGATTGGACTAATTGGGAATGGGGATCGACGCCTATTGGCCAATCTGTAGCTGCTGAAGCATTAGGACGAGGTGCAGGTACTGAAGCTCAGCGTGCCGCTATGCAAGGTGCGATGAGGGCTGGGGGTATTCACGCTGGAAATCCTTTTGAAAAATTTGCAACTCAAAAATTACAAGGGGCGGTGGCGTTGTGGATGATGGCAAATGCTGCAGCCCAGGGGACAGATGATCCGGGGAGTGCAGGGAATTTGCCAGATGCGTTGTCTGCAACATTGCAAGGGCAAAATGTTCCGTTTGCTCCTCCCGGTTCACCTGGCTATACAGGTGAAGGCTATGAGAAGTTTACCGAATCAAATCCATATATTGCGTATTCTGCCGAGATGGCGAATCGACCTGCAGCGAGTGCTGCATACATGGATTTCTTGATGGGTCAGTATCAAGATAAAAGGAACCAATACCTTGGAGCTTTAGCGACTGGAGATGTTGTTGATACTCCTCAAGCTGATTTTATTCGATATGTTAGAGGTGGACCTCCAGCAGGTGGGGGTCCGGTAGGATAAATATAAATGAGTAGACAACAACTTATTGAAGCAATCAATCGACTGTATGAGCATCAGGTTACTCGTCCCGATCTTGGGACGTTATCAGAGGTTCAGCTATCCCAAGTTCTTCAAAACCTCCAGAAACAGGATCTTCCAGGGTTTGGTCTTGAGAGCCCGTGGCAATATCACACGCAAACCCCAGTAGACCCGCTTGACCCGACGGCAGGTCAATTGATGGGTAGAGAAGCTATTGATAGGGGAGCAGGCCGGGAAGCAGAAGCCGCCGCAGTGTCAGAAGTATTGCGAGAAATGGGTGTGGGTATTGGGAATCCTTTTGAAGACTATGCCTCACAACGGCTAGGTGGTCTTGTCCCACAATTTCATCTGGCTTCTGCGATAACAGGTGCCGAACAACTGCCTCAAGTTAATAATCTTCCTAGTTACCTAAGAGCAGGTGCCAGTGAGGGAGGGCTTCCAGGTAATCAACAAGTGAATTGGGACGCTATTATTAATCCAGGGGTAAACGAAAAATTAGGGGAGGCTGCGAAATTTTCTGAAGAGAATCCTGGGATGACGTTTAGTGCGATGCTAAGCGGCAGTCCGTGGGCGCAGTCTGGTGGCCGATTCTCGAATTATCTCGGTGGTAGGTATCAAGATTTGAGAAACCAATATAATCTAGGTCTCGCAGAGGGGAATGTAGTAGATACTCCTGGCGCAGACTTTGCAAGCTTTATCTCCCCGTACCTTAGATAATGGCTATCGGAGAGCAAATTAGCGGCCCCCTGTGGGAAGGGTTATTTGATACAGATATTGGGTCACGAGGGATATGGGATCTTGCATTGCGTAATGCATTTGGTTCGCAAGGTGCTTTTTCCTCACAGGGACGGCAGGTTGCACCGTTGTTTAACTCAATCTATGGTCAATACTTGGGGGAAAAAATGTCTCGAAGTCCACGGGTTGGTGAGTCACTATCTGCAGGTCTTAATACTCAGACACAAGAACCACGATCATTTTTGGATTACGTTGGTGGGTTAGACGTGCCAGGGTTATATCGTAACTTGCCGTTGAATCAACGGACAGGGTTTTCAGGAGGACGGTTCCAACCGATACCTCGTAGGATCAGATAGGTGACTGCCTTTTCTGATTACCTCCGCAAGAAGGTAGACCCTAGCCCTATTGCTAGCTCTGAAGCTGGGACTGTAGAAATTCTTACAGAGTCGCTTAGCGAGTTGCGTGAGGCTGCTCAAGAAATTGCGCGTCATTTTAAGTCTCCAACACGCCAAAAGTTAGAAGACATTCCTCTAAGGTTCCGTGATGTCCGTTAATCCATTTGAGTCTGATCGAGATCAGCTATGGATAGATAAGACTAACTATAATCCAATTCGAGAATCCTTAGAGCAGGATCTTGGCTTTGGGATGACGGCGGCTGATTTACGTAAGCTTCCGTCTACACATAAACAGTCTATGATTTCTGTAATGCCGATGGCACGGATTTTTGATGTGTTATCGCGTGAGAGTGGTGCTTCACCAACGCCACAAGATGTAGCGTCTTTTTTGGTTGAGATGGAAGCCGGGTATGACTTGTGGCAACGTATTTTTGATGATGGGTCTCTGCAAGGATTGGTTGAGCGAGGTCTGATTACTCCTCCTCAAGCATTATCATTAACAGGATTACCAGTAGGTACAGACGATCCAACGTTGGATATGACAGATCCTACGCCAGGTGCGAAGCGTCCTGGGCTTTGGGAGTCTGGAAGATTTCCTGGGACTCAAGGTCTTTCTGAAAAGGCTGATGAGATTGGGGCATTTTTTGGGGCTTTTGGAGAGATGTTTTCTAGAGGGTCTCAAGGTGCAACGGCTCCTGCATTCCTCAAAGAACGTGATGATGCTGATAAATACATTAGTAGTTGGTTTATAGATCAAAGACGTAAGGCATGGAACGACATACGTGAAGGCAATACACTTGGAGGATATGTACGTTTCGCTGGCTCCTATGTGGGGACATTAGGACGCATTAATGAGTCGTTGAGTTCAGAATTGCGAATATGGTATGCCGCACATATTGCTGGTTATCGGTTACGAGGGATTGGTCCTGCTCCTAAAGATGAAGCCGAAAGACAATTGCTTACGAGGATTTGGAATCAAGTATATGAGTCCACGGATATAGAGAGTGATCTTGGTTTTACTCCTGCTCAGCAAATTGCTGTCACACCCCAAGAGATGAGGGATTTCTGGGATTCCGCAGCAGATGATTGGCCGGTTGGGATTAAGGGATTTCTAGAAAACCTTGTCGAATTTGGAGCCGATGCGGCGATGCCTCCTTTGGGAATTACTAAAAAAGCAAAAACAATTGCAAAAAATACGGGCGTAGGATTAAGAAAAGCCAGTACGCCGCTCGTAGACGGCTTATCTGTAGGTTTAACACAGTTCCCTGGTCTTACAAAAGCCTTCCGCTTATCTCTGAAACCTTATCAGTATTTAAGAGAACTGCCTATTGAACAAAAGATAACGGTGCTTGAGCGTGATATGAGCGATTTATTGGGCGATGTGATGCGAGTGCATAATCCTGAAGGGAATGTTGCAAAAGCTGTAACTCTTATAGAGGAGTTAACAAGTCAAGCTGTCGATGCTAGACCGATTTCAGATTTTCTATCAGATG